CATCTGCAATGCTGCTTCTATAATCATTGGCAGGTTTGCTATCAACCCATCTACCAATGCAAGGATAAGTTGCAAAGCCCCGTCTGTGATTTGCGGAAGTGCTTGTATAAGTCCTGTAAGAATAGAAAAAATTATCTGCGTTGCGGAATCTACTATAGCGGGAAGATTGTCTATAATTGCCTGCCCAAGTGAACCTACAATCGAGCCGATGATTTCAAGAACCTCCGGCACATATTCCATTATTGCAGAGAGAGCCTTGGGAAGTATCGCACCAATAACTTCGGACATCTGTCCAATATCACCATTGGCAGCAAGGATGCCGTTTGTAAACTCACCAAGTAAATCAACACCTTCACCTGCCAAATCAGTAAGGACAGGAAGAAGAACTGTGCCAAGTGCGTTTTTAGCGGCAGTTGCACCTACATTCAAATATTGCAACTTATCGTCAAGAGCACCATATGCGTTTAACATTTCTTCGCTGACTACATATCCGGCGGCTCGTGCCTCTTCACCGAGTTCATTCATTCTTTGTGACCCGGCTTCAATTAAAGGGTTTAATTCTTGAGCTGACTTACCGAGAATTTGCATTGCAAGAGCATCTCGCTCGGTTTCGTTTTCCATTTTACCGAGAGCATCTATGACCTCCCAATATACAGTATCCGAATCACGCAAGCTACCATTGGCATCAAGAACAGAAACACCCAATCGGTCATAAGCCTCAACTGAAAGTTTTGTTCCGTCTTGAACACCTTTCATACTCTTGATTTGCTTTGCCATCGATTTTGTAAGCGTTTCGGTTGAAACATCCACAAGTTCTGCTGCATACATATATTCTTGGAGTTTGTCTGTTGCAATGCCTGTCTGTGTCGAGGTGGTTAAAACATCGTCTGCGTAAGCCGCACCTTCAACACTCATATCAATAAGAGCTTTTCCTGCAGAAATGGCTGCAGCAGAAACAGCAGCAAAAGCTGTTGCTATCGTAGCACCGACTACCTTACACGCAGTTCCTAAACCTTCAAACTTACTTTTTGCATCATCACTTTGATTCCCGGCATTTTCAACTTCATCACCGAATTCATCTGCTTGTTTTTCAGCGTCATCCAATTCTTCAGCAGCCTTTTCAAGAGCATCGTTGTTTTCCTTAAGCTCACGCTCCATCGTATTTAATGCTGCTTCTGCATTGTTAAGTTGAATTTGCCAATTTTGTGTTCGTCTGTCGGTTTCTCCAAAAGAGGTAGAGGCATTTTCAAGGGCAGCTCTCAAGGTTTCAATTTTGCTTTTCTGTGCATCAATTTCAGAACCGAGAACCTTGTTACGAGCTGTCAATGCCTCCACGGAATTATCGTTCTTGGCAAATTGTGATTCTACAAGTTTCATTTCCGAACCGAGAACTTTGAAGGATTGGTTTATTTCTGTGAGAGCCTTTTTGAACTCTTTTTCACCATCAAGACCGATTTTCAAACCAAAATCATCTGCCATCTAAACCACCTCCTTAAATGCCGTCCGGGATGATGTCGTCTATGAATAACTCCCGTTTTGGTTTAGAAATCCCGGTATATTGCTTATGGCATTCCCATAAGTCCATAAGCAAACCAAAAGGCATCAGCCATACTTCATCCTGCGACAGACGAAGGTGGGCGATGCCGTAATATAAAAGTCGAGTAAATAACTCTTCGTCACTTACTCGACTGCTGCGTTTTTTGGGTCAGCTTCACTTTCGATGTTTCTCTTTGTACCTCTGTAGAGAGCCTCTGTGATTGCTGCCTTGTAGTTTGCCATATCAGAAGGAGATGTGAGAAGCTCGACCATCTCTTCTGTAAGCAGGTCTTTCGGTTCATCCTTGTGTTTAAGGTTGTGAACCAAAATAGTCTGATTTGCAAGAAGGGTTATAAGCCAAACAATCTCGCAGAGAGCCATTTCAAAATTCTCTGCCTTCATCAGTTTGTCACCCAAGTTTTCCAAACCACCATATCTGCCTGCGATTTCTTTTGTTGCTTTTGTTGTTAAAAGCAAGGTATATTCTTCATCACCGATAGTGATATTTGCAGAGCGTTCTGTATTCATGTTTTAGTCCTCCTTATTCTTCTTCGTATTCTGTACTTGTGAAGGAAGGCTCATAAACTTCCTTGTACCAATTTGTAATGGTGTCTGTAGAAACCGATGTATCACCTTCGGTTACTTCAGCTTTCCACGGATGCTTTCCGTTTGTGTCTACCTTGTTACGGCGCAGGATTGTGCCTTCGATTGTAGGTGTACTGAAAGTAATGCTATCACCTTTGGTAGCAAGGTTTGTTGCAGGGATACCGAACTTAACACGATAGAGCCAATAATACTTGTATTTACCATTGGATTTTTTCGCACGAAATCCGACAGCAACAGGTGTACCTCCGTCCTCACTTGAAGAGATAATAACACCATTTGTATCAATGGTGGCCCCGGTAAGGTCGGAAGCAACGGATGTGCCAATATCGTCAACACCCAAAGATAAAGTACCGCTTTTGAATTCCTTGACGATTTCAGAAGCACCGTCATCTGCATAAAGAGTTGCTTCTGCCAATTCAACCGACAAGTCGGCTGTCATAGCTTTTGCCATCTGTACCGGGGATGCATAGGTTTCAAAGCCGTTTTCGTCCTCGGTAATTTTGGCATAGTATAATTTATCAAGACCAATTGTAGCCATATCTAATCCTCCATTTCATAGTAGTTTGCTACATCCACAGAGTAGTGGTGGTAGCCCGTTTCTGTTTCATAACCGACATATTTTCGGTCAGTTATGGTGAATTCATTTTTTAAGAGCAGTTTCACAAGAGCGTTTTTGTCTTTTATGTAATTGACTTTAACATAAAGAGAGAGACGAACCTCCTGAACATCAATCCCCGGTGAGTTGTCAGCGTGGAGTTCAAAAGAGTCCGTTATAGGAACAACAACGATATATTTTTTTGGTGCAGTTCCGCTGAACACCCCTGTCTCCATCGGAATCTTTAAAGGGGCGAGTTTCGTCTGCAAGTCAGATAATATACTCATCGCTTTTTTACCTCCTCTTCAAAAGCTCTTTGCATAGCTTCCATGCAATCATTTTTTGATGCGTTCTTTGCAGGTTTCAAGAATGGCTTTGCAGGTTGACCATGTTTGCCGTATTCGATGATGTTTGCAATTTTAGCATTACTTTCACCGCCTTTTCTTGGCTCAGCAAAGCCAACCTTGATGTTGTGATTGCCATTTCTGTCCATCTTTACAGAGGTCAGACCAAGAGCAGATTCAAGCTCTCCTGTAGAACGACTTTCATATTCTGTCCCTGAACCTATCACAGAGGAGAGTTTGCTTTTCACTTTTTTGAGAACTACCTCACCGCCCGCTTCCAACACTTTTTCAGCGACGTCATCGAAGTCTTTCCCAAGCCGAGAAATCTTTTCGAGAAATTCATCCGGCATTTTAATATCAACCTTTGCCAACAGTAGCCACCACCTTTTTTGCAAGAACCTCCGTGTACATTCCACGACCTTTTACATCTTCAACGGATGTTATTTCAAAACGCTCATCATCAACGACAATGATATAGTCTGTTGTGATTTCAAAACCAGGAATTTTACGAAAACGGAAGAGGTCTGTTGCTTCCGAAAACGCAGCGAGATTTGCCCACCGCTGATTTCCGTGTCGACCTTCTCTGTAAACACGGATAGAAGCGAGGACTTCATCCGTTGGCTCAGAAAAACCCTCGCTGTCTATCTCTTGTTTTGTAGTAACAATGTCTGCAAAAGTATTCATTTTACCAAAGCTCATAATCACACCTTCCAATCCCGGTCAAGCCGTAAAAGAAGGTTGACTGTATTCCATACTTGCTGTCCGGCTTGAACATTGTCCGCAAAAAAACCACCTGTGCTTCCGTCCCTTGATTCGTAGAAATGGGACGAAAGCATAATTACCGCTTGTTCGGTTGTAGGTGGCATCAGATTATCGATATAAAATCCAGCCGGGATATGCTGATAACTTTCTGCATAAGAGACAGCAGCGGTGATGTAGCCTTTCAGCAATCCATCATCCGCTGTATGGGTAAGAATAAGATTCTGTTTTACTTTTTCAAGTAAAGCATCCATCACCGCTACCTCCAATCACTTAGGCTGTTGCGCCTTTCATCTGAAGAACCTTAATTGCTTCAGGAAGTACCAGCTTACCATCAAGTCTCTTTGTAGCAAGGAAACCTACCTGTCCTGTATCGGCATAACGCTCGTTGAGTCTGCGGAAGGTTACACCCTGTCTGTCACCAATCCAGTAAAAACTGAAATCACCGAAAGCCACAGTTTTTGCTCCGGCTGCAAGTTCAGGAACAAAAGGTGAAGTATAGATTTTCTTGCCGAGCAAGGTCTCGTGTCCACCTTCGTGAAGTGCAGGCTGCCACAAATACTGTCCTGTAGTATCCTTGAGTTTTCTCACAGCAGCGATTGTTGCATCGTTTACAATCCAAATTGCATTCTTACGATACGGAGCTTCGAGGCTGTAGAAAAGATTGATAAGTTCATCCGCTGTAATTGCAGTTGACGATGCAGCTGTAACACCTACATCAGCACCGCCTGTTTCAGCGAAAATACCGAGAGGTTTCTTGTTACCATCTCCGACAAGGAATGCTTCTTCCTCTTTGTCACCGATTCTTCTTGAAAACTCAGTTGCAAAATAGCTCTCAAGGTCAAATGCTGAATCGTTAAGGAGTTCTTCCGAAACCTTAATGAGAGTTCCAACCTTGTGGGCATCAATCTGCTGCTGACCGAATACATCATCACCTTCGGGAATAGCACCTTCCTCTTCAACCCAAGAAGCAGTACCTCTTGAAGCCACAATCGGAATTTTGTGCGAACCGCTGTTGGTTGTGATAACGTGAGCGTGGTCACGAACCACATTCTTGTGGGTAAGAGAAGTAACAAGTTTCTTCTCAAATTCATCAGGAACAAGGTATCCGCCTTCTGAATCTGCACCTTCCTGAAGGGCATTTCTTACCTCGTAAGATACACCATTTTTTGCACGAGCCTGTGACCAGAATGCATTTTTATATGCATCGGAAGCACGCCCTGTCTTGGTGTCCTCTGCAGGCTTCACAGGCTTTTCTGTAATGGGTGTAGATACAGGCTTTGAAAGTTCTGCATCCATAGCTTCGAGCCTTTCCATTCTGCCGATTGCCTCATCATACTTTTTGATGCTCTTTTCCATGTCATCATAGGTCGCACTATCTTCGGGAGAAAGAATCCCGTCAGTAGCGTGTGCCTCCAAAAACGCTTTTGCCGCTTCAAAAGCCTTTGCTCTTTTATTACGCATTTCAATAATAGTCATAGTTATAAATCCTCCTTAAAATTATCGTTTCATAAGATTTAATCGTTCCATTAGCTCATTTACAGAACGACCTTTGTTGGTTGGGGTTGCCGGGGTTTCTTTATAATGCTTTGAGATTTTTGTCATCAAAGCACTATCTGTTGCTTTACGAGAAAATATCATCGCATCTGCCTTTTGCTTTACAGGCGGAGTGGGTGTCGTTTTCTTTTCGTCCTCATCTTCCTCTTCGTTGGGGTTGGGAGTCTTCGGCTCTTCTTCGGGTTCTGTTCCGATTTCGAGCTTTTCTTCGTCCTCATCCTCGTCAGTATCCACGTCAGCATTACGAAACAGAATGTCATCTGCAAAGCCAAGTTCAACTGCTTTATATGCATTCATCCAAGTTTCGGAATCCATAAGGTGCGATATTTTTGCTCGTGACAAACCTGTCTTGAGTTCATACGCATTGATAATGGATTCTTTGACTTCATTAAGCATTTCGATTGCTTTTTTCATATCCCCGGTATCACCAAAGGCAAAAGTAGCAGGGTTGTGAATCATAAGCATCGAAACGGGAGACATCAAAACTGTTGTGCCTGCCATTGCAATGACCGATGCTGCTGATGCTGCAATGCCATCAATTTTCACGGTGATATTG